AGCCAGTACGGTGCTGACGCTGTATGCCCTGCCGTCAAGTGTGGCGGCGCAGACATAGAACGCGGTCTTTGCAGAGTCTGTTATCTCAAGGGTGTATACCCCCGTGGCAAGAGGCTGTACCAGGAGTGCTTTCTTTGCCGTGAAAGTCGCAAAGTCCGCACCCGATGCGCTCTTTGCCTGAACCGTGCCCGATGCGGTAGTAGCAGTAAGTCCCACACCCGTGTCAGCATCAGAGAGCCACACCATGAACGGACGTGCCCCGTCAACGGTTGCCCCTGCCGCGTCCTTCAGGGTGATGGCAACCTCGCAGACATTCTCCGCCCCCGCCGATGCCTCAAAGGAGAAGGACGCAACAATGTCATCGAGTTGATTCAGTTCATCGGCCGTCGAAGTGACCGCTGTGCCGGAACCGGAACCAAGTTTCAGCCCGCCGTCGGCAATGACAATGGTGTCGATGTTCTTGTTGGTGCCCACCACGACAGCCTTTGAAGCGGCTACAGTTCCGGCGGTTACGCCGTCAACGAACCCTATCTCGGTATCGCTGATGGTGTTGAGTTTGTCGTAGACCTGTTTAAGGGTCTCCCTGGTGCGTGCGCCAGTTCCCTTATACTGTGTTACCATCCTATTTCACCTCCCGCAGGCATAAGGGCCTAGTCGGAAGCCGCAGAAGCGTACAGGGTGACTACCCCGTAGTCCTCACCGTCGAAGACGGCCTTCTTGAAACCGTGGATGAGGCCAGTTGCGAAGCCCACCTGGTTCTCGTAGTCGAAGGTCTTCTCACGCCAGAAGGGTTCCTTGCCTATTGCCCAAACACCCGCGCCGGCACCAAGCAGGAGGTTCCTCGCAATGTACGCAGAACTGGAACCGTCATTAGTGCGGTAGACGTTCTCATGCTCATAGATGATCACGCCGTCCCACATGCCCTCGGCACCGCTGAAGATGGGGTTGTCAACGCCACGGACATTCGCCAGTTGCTGTGCGTCTATCCAGTCGGCATCGCGGCGGAGGTCTCTCATGCAGTAGGGATGCACGACAAGCACGTAATGCTCCTTGCCGTTGACCCTGATGGGGCGCACCCTCGGAGATGCGAGTTTCGCAAGACGCTTTGCCTCGGAGATATAGCCGGTGGACAGCTTGTCTGTGGTATCAAGGGTAGCCACCGAAGAGTGGTCAACAGAACACCATATCTTCCTGTTGGTCGAAGGGGACGAGGCAAGGTCTTCGAACATCTTCTCGTCAAGGTACTCCGCAAGCCATATCTTGAGTTTTTCCTTGGCATCGGAACGCATGTCGTAGCACGCCTGCTGTTCCGCAAGGGCACCGGCGATACGGACGGCGTTGCGTATCTGATCGAGTTGCACGTCCATCTCGTAGGTACTTATCGCTTCCTCGTAACCCTCAAGGGTGCTGTCACCGGAAATACCGGAGCCGGAGAGTTTCACCGACAGGCCGATGTGTATTGTGTCGCCCTTGTCCTTCTTGAGGTCAACCTTTTTAACAATGATGGAGTTATCGGACTCACCGATAAACCCGTGTTTTACAAAGAACTGCTCATCCTGGGCATCGACCCAGAGTTTCTTCGCCCATGCTGCACGTACAAGATTTGCATTCGGGGAAGTGGTAGCCATTGTTATCACTCCTTATTCGTTTTGACGGCTACCGCTTTTGCTGAAGGTCAGAACTTGCCTCGAAGCAGTCGTGACTGCTCCTCCTTAGTGAGGTCTGTCCAGCGCATCTCCTTGGACTGTATCTTCGCCATCTTCGCCTCAAGTGAGATGTCGTCGGTTCCGCTGCCTCCCTGCACCATTCCTGACCTAGGCATGTTGGCGATAGCCTGTATTTTGTCCTGCGTCCTGTCGGCAACAGGCGGTTGCACCTGCTCCTTGGGTTTCATGGCATCAAGACGGAACGAAAGGGTATAGGCGTACTCGGCGGGGTTGGGACTCATGAGTATGTCCATCGCATAGGACGGGTCGCCCTGTTTCGCACGGGCTGAGGCATACTCGAATATGTGCTTGGTGCGCTCGTCATAGTCGGAATACTTCTCCCGTGCCTTCTTCTCGCTTTCCGATGCGATCTTCTGCATCTGCCCCAACATTTGCCTCTGCTGTTCCACCTGCTGACGCTCCTGCAGAATAGGCTCTATCAGGGGCTTCACGTAGTTCAGAACGGCATCCCTCAAGGGGTCGAGTTCAGGCTCCGGCTTCGGTGCCTGTTCCTGTCGGTTCTTCTGTGCCGTCTCAAGGAGTTGCTTCTGCATCTCCATGAACTGCTTCTGAAGTTCCTCGTTCTGCCTGCGTATCGCCTCTATCTGTGTTTCGTACTGCTTCGCCTTTTCAGACTCGGACTTGCGCTTGGTGCGCTCTTCCCTGAGTGCCGCATATGGAACGGTCTTCCCGCTGTAGTCCTCGCCATCGGCGGTATTCCCGTCGTCATCCTGTCTTGGTTGCCCGCCCTCCGCTTCGGCCTCGCCAGCAGAGGGGGTGCCTTCATCGTCGGGTGCGTCCTTTGCCTCGTCGTCAACGGGTTTCACGCCGTGTTCGTCCATGAAGGAATCAAGTTCCTCTTCGCCCATGAGGGGCATATCCTTCACAAGTTCCTCCACGCCCTCGTCGTACTTCCGTCTGTTCTTCTTGCTCATTTTTTACGTCCTCCTTTTAGACGCTCGCCCCTAGCGTGGGCGGCACGGTAGCCCTTGTCGCAGGCTTCGCGAATCCATGAAAAAGGACACCCCTTTTCAGGAGTGCCCCTCATGTCATTTGGTCATATTCCCAACGGGTTCTGCGCCTGACTGTTCGCCATCTGCGCCCCCGTGGGGAGTTTCGGGGGAGAACCCCCCTGCTGCGGCGGTCCCTGCTGTGCCTGAACCATCCTTGCCTTAAGGTCTTCTTTAAAAGGCCAGTCGGAGAAGTCTACTATCAGGTCGGGCGGTATCGGGACTCCCGCACCCGCCGCCTCAAGCAACTGTGCGAACTGCTTCTCCCTCTGGGTAGTACTCATCGGGGCCTCGGTTATCACGATGTCGAACTCCATCTTTGAAAGATCGTGAAGAAGGCCAGTCACATTCCCGAAGGGGTCTGCCTGGGGCTGATTCAGAGTCACAAAGTCGTCCCCGCCGTTGTCCGAAACTATCCGTACCGTCTTTGCGTCGGTGTAATACTGCGGGATAAGTCCGGGCTTGCCCAACTTGCCCCACAACTGCTTCATCAGCATCAGTTTCGCTATGCGGAGGTTATCGAATATCCTTGCTATGGACATTATCGCCTGCCGGTTGCGTATCTCAAGGGCACGCCCTGAAACATTGGATGCAAGGGGCTGTGCCAGAAACGCCTCGTTTATGCCGGATATCTCCCGCATGTCAGACTTGGCGATGTCTTCGTACTTGATGATGCCCATAGGTACGCCATCATTGCCGAACTGTTCAAGACCGTGCCCGCCGGTGACGTTGTACTCTATGAGTATTCCGGGGGTAGACCCTTTCTCGTTCAGGAGCCTCTTGTTGCGCTCGTCAAGAGCGCCCTTCGGGGCTTTCCATCCCCTGTTCGCCATCGAATTGATGATGTGCAGTGCCTGTGACCTTCTCTTGTTAGTCTCCAACTGCGGGTCTATGAGGTCTGAAACAAGCCCGTCGGGACCTTCTTTCCCCTCTTCCCCTGTCGCATAGGCGGGTACTGGGATATAGGGGAACATCTTGTGCTTGTAGGGGGAATCCACGTCCTCAAGCAACAGACCCCCTATCCATGAACTGACCCTTATGTCCCAGAGGGGTATCCTCGCCGTGCCTACAGCCTGACCTTTCAGTTCTTCAGGAATGACATCATCTGGTATCGCCGTCTTGTCGGGCATGATATGGACTTTCCGCACGTAGTGTTCCTTGTACCACGTCTCGAAAAGCCGCACCTTCTTGGTCGCCTTGTCGTAGAAAAGCCCGTCCTGGTGCGTGACCTCGTCCTCTTCGAGGCTGTCGTACCGGCTCATGATGGCATCGATGTCATCCTTGAACTCAGGGTAGACCTCCTTGAGGCTTTTCCTCGTGACCCACTTTGCGACGTGTACGTGTTCCGCATCCCGCCAGAAGGGGTCTTTCGATTCCCTGTCGGGGTACACGTCCAGTGGCGATATGCGCTTTATCCGTATGTCGGCATCAAGGGTCTCGAAGTCCCATTCGACACCGACATGGAAAACACCCCTCCCGCAGATGAGGGAGTCAAGGAACACCCTGCCCTCCTCATACTCGAACACCGTATCGTCGAGAACATACTTGGTAACGCCGTAGGCGATCTTGGCATCCTCAAGGTCGGTTTTCGTCCTCGGCTTGAACTGCGGTTCATAGGGGTTCATCCTCTGGAAGCCCGCAACCACGTTGACCGTGGGGCGTATCTTGTTTATGGTGATGTGGGGGCGACCCTCCGCTTCCAGCCGGGACAGGGTGGTCTCATCCCACTGCTTGCCGGACTCGAACCTGTAGCACGATTTCGCCTTGACCCGCCAGTCCCGCTGAAAGTCATGGTCGCCCACAAAGGCTTCCTTGTGCTGTTCAAGGAGTTCGTACTCGTCAGCCAATCATCCTCACCTCACATCGCCATAAAGTTGTTCCCCATGTCGGGGGGTTCGTCGTCCCATGCATCCCTCGGTCGCCCCGGTACATCCATCTCCGAAGCCCAGGGTCTGCTCATGCACGCGTATCTGACCGAGTCGTAGGCGTGATCCTCCGCACGGGTGTCCACGTCCTCCGGCCTGTTCCTGTCCGCAGGAAGCACCGGGATGGTGCGTATGCTGTGGACGCAGGTGTCGAAGAACGCTATTCCGGGGTTGTCCTTGTCCCAGCCACGGAGCCTCTTGTGAAACTGGTGCTTGCCTGACATCCGGTTGTTGTCGGCCATCATCCAGGGTATGCCCGCCTGCATGAACTCCTCGCCTATGGACGGGCCGGTGCCTCCACGCTCGCCCCATATCGAGGGGTCTGCCGTGTTGTACTCGAACTCCCCGTCATCCTTCGAAAGTCCCAGCACCCGACCGGCTACCTCCGATGCGGTCTCGCGGGTGCCGATGTTCGGCTTGCCGCCCCAGCCGTACAACTCCCTGTAGCAGTACATCTTCCCGTCGAAATCGACAGCCCACCAGTTAACGCAGTAAGGCGTGGCGAACCCCCAGTCCATAGACCGGAACCTCATCCAGCCTTTGGGTATCTCAAAGGGCTTGACCACATGCACCGAAGGAGTCCATTCGCTGAAAACCTGCCCTGCGAATGCGTCCCAGTCACCTTCCCTCAACTGCCGGTACGTGACCTCGTCGCCGCTGGTCAGCTGCCACAGTGAGTTCAGGTATTCCTCACGGTCGATGTGGGGATTGTCGTCAACCTTGGCGGGAACAAATATCCTCCCCGCTTCCGTTCCTTCGGGGGTCAGGAATCTCGCTTTCACCCACGCATGCCCTATATCCCCGGGGTTGGAGGCCGCGCGCATTCGAAGCGGGACCTTCATGTCGGCAGGTTTCCTCAGCCTTGAGAAGAGATACAGGTAGGACGCTTCATCGAACTGCGTCAGTTCGTCGAAGCCTATGAACTGGAACTCCGCGGACTTGTAGCGGTACTTGTCCGTCTCCGTCGCAAGGTACCCGAAGGTCAGCGAACTCCCCGCCGGGAAGTGCCACGTCTTGTTCTTGTCGTCCCACTTCGCTTCAGAACCGTGAAGCCAGTCACGCCCCCTGTCCATCAAAGCACCCGGCAACGCAAGGTCGGGGTAAGACTTCCTCAGCAGCAACGCTGCATAACCCTTGACATGGACATACTGCAAGGCCGCCATGAGTAAGGCGTCTGAGTTGTGGGTGGGAACCATGCTTCGCCCCGCAAGGAACATTCCGTCCATCGCCGCCACGTTGATACACTTGACGGGGATGCTTTCAACCGGTTCACAGGAAACTACGTAGCGGAACCTTGTGGTACGCCTGTGGCCGTTGACCTTTTGTCTCGCCAGTTTTCTTGCAAGTTTGAAGACGGGTACATTCGCAGACCATTTGATCCTGTACTTCGCCCCGCAGTCTTTCCCGTTCACCGTCGCCCTTCCCTCGCTGACAACGGCCTTCATGCCGAGGCTGTGTATCAGTTCAAGGACTCCATCAGCAAGGCGGGGATTCGTTGTCGTGAACTCCACCGCTCCCGATTCACAGGCATGGCCATCGGTGTCCATAAGCCCCCGTAAAAGTTCAAGCCTCTGGCACTCAGA